TTTCGTATAAATTTTCCAATTTCTTCGCAGTTTGATAATCCGAAATTGGAATGAACTTTGAACTTTCAAAATAAGTCAATGAATTCTCTACTGTTGGAACAACTGTCTGATTATTTGCCACATCGTAATATGCAACTCCAACTTTTTTCGTTCCCGGAGTTCCTAATAATCCTCCAAAATTTGCACCAAACATAGGATTATACTCTATTATTTCAACTGGTATAGTGAATCTGACACTATCAAATATTACTTTGTAATATCTATTTCTTTTCAATTCTCCAACTGTTAAATTAACAACTGTATCGCCACTTTCTTTCGCAAGATCATATTTATTGCCCGATATTTTTATCTTTACCACATTTGTTGTATTTGTTTCGGATATTTTTATATTAAATGATAATCCTTTAAATAAAGGCATTCCATTTAAATTGCTTGTACCTTGTAGTCCATCTATTTCTAATTCATAAACATCTGTACTATTTTCTATTGTGTGAACTGTTTCTACTGTAAATATTAATCCTTCTTGCATTGGATTAAATAATTCTTTATTGAGTGGAGTTCCCGGAACATTAATATTGCTTTCTATATCTGTAATTATTGCCGTTCCGTCTCCATTATTTGTAAGATTATATTTATTTGCTGTAACTCTTCCTCTATCTATTACATTCGTAAATTTTTTTGGCATTTCTTATCTCCTTTCAAAATTTATCAGATCATTTGATAAAAATAATTTATCTCCGGAATTTATTTCTTTTGAGTATGGAACATCATTAAAGCTAAAATCACAGTCTGCTTTTCGTACCGCATACATAGGAAATAAATTATCACTAGCAAAAATGTCTCCTGAATAATATGATTCCGTATAATTTTCCAAACATTTCCTTGTATTTATTTTTATCCCGCCACCAACAATGCTCTCTAAATCTATCGAATCAATAAGCGAAAAATTATAATCTTTTTCAGCTATAAAATCTATGTCATATCTTCCCGGCTCTCCATCTACTTTCCAGCCTTCTCGTATTTCAGGAAATAGCCCGGTGAAACTCTTGATTAAATTTAGAATATTATCAAGTGTTGGAACTATATCCAAAGCTTGAAATTTCAACTTAATTCTTTTTCTATAATTTTCGTCTACATCATTTTTCCTGTTTTCTTCAACAAGTTCTCCTAAATCGTCAAGAAACTCTCCTTTTGCTTTATCAATAAGCCAGTAATTTTCAAGCATATCTATATATTTGTCAATCAAGTCAAATGCTTCAGCAATTGACTTTATGAAAGCTTGGTTTGTTTCTGTTGCTTTCAAAATATAAGGTATTTTACTATTTAAATATTTATAATTATCGTACATAGAGTGCTCCTTTTTCTTTCACTCCAAGCTGTAGACTTGTTGTAAAAGATATTCCTGTGCCATGAATTTTAAATGACAAATCTAGATGCTTTAAATCTGTTTCGGAAATAGCAGGTCTTATTTTTTCAACAAAACATTCATAAGCCGAAATAAATCCGTTTACACCTTTCGACCTGATGTAATTATCTATTATTGCATCTATTTTATTTTTATTTTCTGCAGCATAATTTGCAGGAATTGAAGTATAATTTGCTTCAATTTTTACTTCTGAAGGTCTGTAAAATCTTATTTCTCTTTTAATTCCTGAAACATCTGTAGCATGTGCGATAACATCTCCTACACTTTTTATTGCCTGATCTTTCTTTTCAAATATTGTCTGTGCTATCTGACTATTAATCCCACCATCAATAACTATGATTACACTTTTTTGTTCTATTCCATTAACAGTTGTCGGCTCGTGATTTTCATTTACATAGACACTTTTAACTCCGTCCAAATTCATTAATGCTGACTTTATTCCATCAATATTCCAGTAGCTTCTAAATCTTGAATTAAACCATCTATCACGATATTCTATATCAGTTTCCTTATCCTGACCGCCTTGCCCTTCTGTACTTGCTTGTATTGACAATATTCCCTGTACGGTTGTAATAAATTTAGTTATTTCATTAGTTCCAACATTACCAACACTTCCAACATTTTCGCATTGAAACTCTAAAGAAATTGTATTGTTAGTAGCTGTTGCCATGTTTATATTAAAAAATTCAACTCCAGTTGATGTCTTTACTCCTAGCTCTCCTATTCCAACAGTTGTTCCATTAACTGCATTGAATGTTACAAATGTTCTCGAAAAACTAGGTTGCTTTCTCGGAAAGTTAAAATTCCCATTTAAAATATCGTCCAGTTCTTCGTTTTCACATTTATATATATTTGCTTTATCAGCTAAGTATTGTATCCTGTAAAGTTTCTGTTGTGCCAATCTTCCAACCGGATACCCTATCATTAAATACCAAACAGACCTTTTATCAATTCCAAAATTTGATTGTGCTGATTTTATACTGTCTCCCATTGTTCCTATTATGTCATTCAGTTCAGGAATTTCTATTCTTGCCATATTACACCTCCAAACTCTTTTCATATGTCTGATTATTAATTTCCAAGGAAATAAATACTTGTAATTTTCTTCTGTCTCTTGTTAAAAATTTAGAAGTAACAGCATTTATTTTATTAACTTCCCTAAAATAATAGAGTATTTTATTTCTTATATTTTCCTCTACCAATGTTTTATTCCCTGTTTCCCAATATGCCCAATCAAGTCCATAATTTGTGTCAAATTCAAGTTCTCCGGCTCTGATTTGCAACATTACAGCTATCATTTGCAATATTTCGGAATTCCTGTCTTCCACTAACATCAAATCATTGTTTTTTATTTCCAACTCTCCATGATTTATATTTCCTAATTTCAAATCCATACTTATTCCGCCTTTTCTGTTTTGTCAGATCCTTTTGTAATTCCACCATGAATATGAGTTGTTAAAGCTATCCCATTACTTGTTGTTTCATCATTTGTTATTGTTCCACTCTGTTCAACATTCCCATTTATTGTAATAGTTTCAGCATTTAAAGCATTTGAGAAAGTTGGAACAACGAAAGGGAATGCTATGCAGTCAGCAAAGCTATTTGTCAAATCGCTATCCAAATCCCCTTCATCCTCTCCCTCTAAGTAGTTAGACTGTGAAAAGCTCAAAAAAGCAATAGGAACGATGTCTCCAACTCTAAATGGAAATATTTGATTTACACTTTTATTTCCCAACTGGCACATAGGAACACGTGGAATAGGTTGCCATCCCACACCTTTTATTGTTCCTAAAGGTTGTATGGCATAAAATCCATCACCGTAGCTTCTTGTTATTCTTCCGAGTGTTGTTGTTGGTATTACTTCCATTTTTCTTCACCTCATTTAGTACTTTTACTTTAATTTCCATAACAAAATCTTTTATTGATAATGCTACTATCTTTGCTTTTCCATTAAATGTTTTGCTTTCTATTATTACATTATCTGTTTTTTTTAAATAATGTATTAACAGACAGTTTAGGCTATAATCATATTCAACTTTACGATTTTCAGGACTTTTTGTTTTTTCATCTTTCTTTTTCTTTGTTTTTCTTTTTTTCTTATCTTCTTTTTTTGTTTCCTCGGTCGCTTTTCCTCTGTTCTTAGCAGACGTTTTTTCAGGTTTGACATATTTTTTCGGCTCTCCGAGCAATCCAGAAGTTTTGTTTAAAATTATTTTTTCAGTATCGTTATTTTCCTGTGAATATATATATATTTCGTCATACTTCAAATTGATTTTGCTGTCACAGTCATTAACAATCTGAATAATTTTTCTTAAAGGCACATCATAAGGGCTTAAATAAAAGCCCCCTTTATATTCTTTATCTATTTTTAGTTCACATTTTTTAACAACATATCCTATACTGTCCGCAATCTCCTTGATAACTTTGCTGGCTTTAGTCGGCTCCAGTCCAATGCTCACACGATTGTTAAAACTTTTTGCTGCTTCCAAAAATTTTATTTTTAATTCATATTCAAGCTGTACAACTTCTGTTATTGTCCCGGTAAATACTTCTCCTATATCTTTTCCATATCCCATTTTCACATTTATAGTGTCTTTTTCCCTTATCAAATCTATATCTGATTGTGCTAAGTTGAAAATAGTTATTTCTCCGCTACTTAAGTCATTATTCTCACTGTCTTTATAACTAACAGAAATATCATATCCTCTTATTTCTCTGTCCTGTTCAATGTCGTTAGGATCCCAATATTGATAAGGAACTTCTATATCCTTGTTAGCTGTTCTTATAGTAATCAAAGCACTCTCATTAAATAACTCTCCAATTACAAATCTATTATCTGTCATAAAGTTACTCTCTTTCTATAAATTCAATAAATACAGTATCGTTCAAGTTATCAAAATTAACTTCACGCTCAATTCCATCTTCGGAAAATGGGAAAATATAAGCGTTAGGAAATTCAGGATTAACATTATTATTTTTATCCCGGCTTAAGTACAGTCCTACAGGAACTCCAAAAACCATTTTTTCGTTCTTCAGAATAAGAACATCGTCTTCATTGTAAATGTCAAGATACAGTCTACTTTTAAAAACTGGATTTAGCTCGTCATCATTAACGAGCATTTTGTGTTCCTTAAAGTGTAGCTTGAAGTTCTCGTCCAGTACTCTTAAAGTGAATTTCAGAGGAATTAAGCTCTTATCCAAGTTTATTCTCATTTTAGATACCCCCCTGAAACTTTACTTGGAGTAGTTCCTTGAGTTCCTACAGTTGTTGTTCCATTCACTTGCGTCTGTTCTCCTGTTTTAACTTCGCCTGTACTCATTATTTTTGCCGTTTGAAATTGTCTAACACTCAAAGAAAATGAATAGTTATTCTTATCCATTTCCTTTGAAATACTTAAAATCACTAGATTTTCAATTATTTCATTACTTGTTGTTATATTTATTTTTTGTTTTTTTAAAAAAAGCTGTTTTATTTCCTCAAAAAGTTCCTTTTTCTTCAAATTGTCAAGATTAAATTTTGCTTCAATACGGAGTTCTTTATCTCCGATTCTTAAATTTGTAGAAATTTGATTTGGAATATCTGAAGGATCTAAAGGACTGTCTTTCATGTCGCCTTTTTGTGTTTCTGATATCTGGCACCAGTCAAGTCTTATATTGTTTATGTAGACCCCTTCTCTGTACTTTTCAAGGTACTTTTTTTTATAAGTATTCAGGTTAGTTACAACATTTTTTTTATATCCTTTATACTGCTCCCTGTAATTACTTACTTGATTATTTATCTGATTTAAATCTAACATTACTAAATATCACCCCACTTGTAAGCGGCATCACTTTCCCTGTCGCTCAATATATTTTCAATAAGTGATGTAATAACAGGTCTTAAAGCTTTTATTTTTTCTATTTTATCTTGTGCCACTTGCTGAATATTTATTGGAATGCTTATTTCATATGAGTTGCCACCTTGTGGCATTGACATTTGATTGTTAAATATATTTTTTGCCATATTTATAATTTTCTCAGTCTTTTGATTAGAGAAAATTTGTGTCCCTTTTGGAAGAAACATTTCACTTCTTGAATTAGGAGACAACCCTACAAGTCCACTTGGAGTGGCAAACATTTCTTTCCCTTGTTCTGAAATAGTTGTTGCTCCGCCCATAAAATTATTATCTCCTAATGCTCTTTTAGGCTTGTTTCCTCCACCTAGAAGTCCTGATAAGAAACTCGCACCCTTTTGTAACGGCTCAAATGTTACTTTTGCCAATAATCCTATTAATTTTCCTAGTGCTTCAGCTAAAAAATTAAGGACAGGTTGAATAACACCCCATGCGGCATTTATTGCTGAAGAAAGTCCTTTGAATGCGGCTCCTCCTATTGTTGCTAAATCTGAAATAAACTGTTGTACTGTTTGAGTATCTAATCCCATTCCTTCCATTACTCCCTTGAAAAAGCTTCCTAATATTTGAACAACATTCATCATGACATTGAATTGCATATTCCAATACGACCCTAATCCTTCCAGTAAAGGCGTTATAGTTTCAACACCCCATGTGATGCCTTCTACTAATCCTACTAACATATCCCCTGTGTCCATACCTCCTGTAAAAGAATTAAAAAACTCCTGTACTCTTTCTACAGCCGGAGAAATTGCTTCCAAAACTCCATTTATCAGTTCATCAAAAGCCTGTTTTAAATTTGCCAATGGTTGTACTAATTCCTGAGCTAATGGGGAAAGTTCTGAAAATTTCTTAGTTACTTCATCCAAACTTGCCGTTGCCGATGTTCCTGTTATCAACCCCCATGCTTCACCAAAAGCACTTAAAGGTTTTACTACTGCATCTACTCCTTGACCTAGCAAATCAAATGCTGGAGTAACTAAATTTAAAGCTTCTGTTAATCCCTGACCTAGTAGACCAACTAAAGGGGCAATAGCATCTCCGAAACCTATCATTGCGTCAGTCATTCCAGCTTTTAATCTGTCCATTGTAGCACCCCAACCTCTGTTCATTATTGCATATGCTTCATCAGTTGCTCCTGCCACGTTCTTAAATTCTTCTAAATTTTCTTCAAAAACTTTTTTATTAGATGTAAGGATATTAACAGCTTTTTTAGATTCGACCGAGGTAAACATGTCAGCTACTGTTTTTCCTGTTGACTGTGCCTTTTTCTCAATCATTCCTAATGCCTGTGATACAGTTCCACCATTTTTCATAAAAGTTTTAAAGTCAACACCACCGTTCAACTGTTTGAACATCTTGTATGTTTTACTTCCTGAGTTATTCAACTCTTCAAACATTGCTCTCATTGATGTTCCAGCTTTTGCTGTTGACCCTTTTCCCATTGTTGCTGTCAACGTTGCCATTGTTGCTGCAGTCTGCTGAAACGAAACATTTGCTGCAGAAGTTGAAGGCAAAACATCTCCGATTGAACTTGCAAGTTCCGGGAACGAAGTAACTCCTTTTTTTATTGTTGCAAATAATAAGTCAGATACATTATTGACATCTAAACTATCATTTCTGTAGTTATTCATGATTGTATTTAAAGTAGCTGTTGAATCACTCAAACTCGCCATTCCAGCCTTACTTGCTTTTATCCCTGTTTCAACAAATTTAAAAACTTCTTTTTCGTCTACTCCTGCAGATAAGGCATTGTAAATTGCATCTGTTGTGTCTTTCATTTCTATTCCATAAGTTTTAGCCATTCCTCTTACTCTTTTTCCCATTTCTTTTTCAGCTTCTGCCGATTTTTTTGGTAATAAAGTAAAAATAGCATTCATACCTTTTTCAAAATCTCCGAATGCTTCCAATGATTTTTTTGTAAATCCAACAACAGCTGCGACACTTAAAACTGGTAGCATTGCCGACAACAAGCTTTTAAATCCACCAGCTAATTTGTCAACACCACTTTTAGCATTTTCAGCTCCTTTTCCTACTCCACCCAATCCTTGTTTTACTTTTTCAAGTTCAGGCTTTGTCTTTCCTGTATCTTTAACTTCTTTTTCAAGACCATCTACTTCTTTCGAAGCTTTTTTAGCGGAGGAGGCTAATTCGTCAATAGCTTTGTCGACACTATCAATAGCACTCTTATCGCTTTTAAATTTCATATCAATTACCATTTCATTTGCCATTTTGTTTATTAACCTCCTCTATCCACTCATTTCTTGCAATTTTCATCTCAAGGAAAGTATCATTGTCCATATTTAAAATTTCATTGATACTTCCCATTTTATTTTCAAAAATTATTCTCCATCTACTTCTTCTATCTGTAGCTTTTTGTTGGCATCTATCATATCTTCGTTGCCATATTTCAGCAAAAAAGGAAGTATAACTCCTACTGCTGCAGCTGCATTTTTCCCAAAAAACTTATGACTTCTAGCTCCTTCAGGAGAAATTATCATGTCTTCTGCCAAGGCATCGTATGTGTCTAGCCGGTCCGCATTACCTTCTATATGACTATTCACAATTTTAGCGAGTTTTTCATCGTCTCCATTATCTTGATATTCTATTTCGAGTTCTTCATAAATTTTATAACCTTTCCCTGTTTCATCTTTAGCATATATGTTTTTTAATCTTAATTTTGGCATTTCCTATTCCTCCTATAAATTATCTCTTCTTACTGATTCTGCCTGTACTGTAAATGTCGCATCCACATTTGAATTATCATGTTGTCCACTTTCCTTCTTTTGGATTGTAACTCCAACCAGAACATGTGTTTCAGGCTTTCCTTTGACAGAAGTATTTTTAAAAAGTCCTGTTCCTGTTCCACCTTCATCCATGCAATCCTGTACAAAATTATTTAAAAATGTAAAATTCCCACTATTCTGCCTAACAACTACTTCATAAGTAGTAGCCGTTGAACCGTTCATTATTGTGACATGTTCTCCGTTCATGTCAGGATCTGAAAGTGTGAAGTTTTGATTTACTTGTGAAGGATTCACAGATACACCTATTATATTTCTAGTTCTTCCAGTCGGACTTGTCAAAACAAGACTAACTTTTTTTACATCTTTCATTATTAATTCCCTTTCTTACCCCCTAAATATTAAAAATTTAAGGGGTACATTTGATTTATTTTATTTCTTTGATATTTTCCTTGTCTGATTACTTAAAAACGCTTAAAAACGATTTTTTAGACTAATGTTGTTTTCCAGTTCAAAGTTGCATTTAAATTTTCAATCTGTCCTGCAAGAGTGAAGTCTACTTTTGTGTCATCCAAAATTCTGTCCACTATTTTTTGATTCGGAATTGAAGCTCTTTCAGGAACAGTTATTTTAAATGAATAATCTCTTGCCTTTGTACTTCTTCTTGCAAGCCAGCCTTCGTCTCCTACTTGCACCATGCAATCATTTAACTTATTCTCAATAACATTAATTCCTCCATCATCGTAAGGAACTCCTATCTGTTGATTGAAAAGCTTATGAATTGAGCCTGTTATTACAAATATAATGTAATCCAACCCTATTCTTTCATCCGCATAGATATCTCCACCAATTGTTTTTGACAGGGACACCATTCCAGCACCCCAAGCGTTTTCATAAGTAGCAACATTTTTGCTTTTGTAAGTGTTCAGTTCCACATTTGTAAGCGGCACATTATGTTCAAATAAAGCTGTATTATAAGTTCTTATTCCTTGCAATGTTTTATGCTTTACTCTCATTCCAAATCCTGCAGTTGCTAATCTTGTGAAAATTCCTCCACCTAATGCAGCAGCAACTCCACCTTTAGGATTTAAAAATTCAAGAGTGTTTGATTTGTCTGTTCTGACATCCACTTTAGGATTTGCTATTGCAAATATTCTGTCTGATTTTTCTAAATCTCCCACTGTATTTTCTTTCTTTTCAATTAATGCAAAATTGTAATTTCTATTTAGGAACAAACTTAGCCATTCATTGAATTTTGCATGTTGCAAATCAAATATCCAGAAATAATTGTCGGCATCCTCTTTTGTATTTTCCAGCTTGTCGGTAAATGCCACAGTCAAGTCATCTGAACTTGGATTAAATTGTATTCCTTGTATCCAAAAATGGTCTCCTTTTATAGTTGTTCCTCCACTTTCTATTGTCTGCGAAAGAAATAATTCGACCATTTTATAGATATTATCTGTACTTGACAATCCTAAGCCCCCTTTTGCGGTTGGAGTTGTCATATATTCCAGTGCTGTATTCGGCTCTAATTTAGTAAGAGGGATATTTTTTTCTACAGTAACTAATCTATGCACGCCTAAATCTACATTATAGTTGCCTATATATTCCCTGATTATTGTAAGTTTCACATCGTTGATGTTTTGACTTAATATATTACTCATTTATTGTGACCTCCTGTTTATTATTTATTTTAGTTTTTACTGTTTCAATAGTTTCAACTTCTCTTTCTTCTGTGACATCAAAGGAAATTTCAACATCAAATGAATAACAGTAACTCCATTTTCCAGCTTCAATAAAATTCAAATTTCTGATAAAAGACATTCTTTTTATTCCAAAGCCATTGTTATTAATCATGTTCCTTTTTTCAAAATTGATAATTCTGAATAAGTTGTTTGCCAGTTCTACAGCTTCCATCATAGTTTTATGTCTGCAATTAAATTGCAATGTTGAGTTGTAAGTCTTTATATTCTGTTCTATTAATACTCCATTTTCTTTTTTCAAAACTTCGATACTCTGATTGTGAAAATCAGGAGTTAAATTAATAACAAACATTTCAACAAATGGATAATTTGGAGTTTCTGCAAGCATTTCTCCTGCTATAATTTGCCATTTTTTGTTGCTGAAACTATTTAACAGTTTCCTAAACTTCTCTATCAATTCCATCTTTTAACCTCTCTAAATAGCAGATTATCAAGTTAGCATGTCCATTCTGCCTATAGTCTTCTTTTCCTACAACCCTGAATTTATTTCCTAAATGGTCTATGACTTCCGTTTTCAAGTCTATTTCAACATTTTCTTTTACATATAATTTCCTATCCTCAAAACCCAAAGTTGTATCCTGTGACTGAAATTTAATATAGTCTGAATGACTTAAGTCAAATAATGCTCCCTTGAAAGTAATGTCTTTTCCCTCTACTATTCTTTCACCATCTTCCCAACGAGGAACGCTGTTTTTTATTTTTAATTCCTTAAAAAATCTTTCAGGAATTTTCACATTATCCATAATTCACCTACTCTATTTCAAATCTTACTGAATTAAGCATTGTTCCTGTGTCAATAAGCGGTTTAGTTCCTTTTTTTCTTTTCAAAGTGCTTTCCTTATTTGCAGCAAAACCACCTTTTAAAATGCTCTCCTGAATTAATCTAACCGTTTCAACACCTATTGTATTTAGCACCATTTCTCCACTTGCACCACTTTTAATTGCTTCCATTACAAGTGATTTCAACGTTGTGTCTAAATAGTTTTCTATATCCTTAGTAGCATTTGAAAAAAAAGGTCTTGGAACATTACCTTTTCCTCTTCCAAATTCTACATAAAAAGCGTATTCAGAAACTTTAGTTCCCTTCGCTCCGCTTTCGCTTCCTGTAAATCCTATTTTCAACTTATGGCTTGTCAAATATTTAAAGACTTCTTTTGCCTTGTTATATTCGTCAAGCTTAAATTCAATTGATATTCCCATTACATCAGTAATCCTTTCAGTATCGGTATGATAAATGTGTTAAAAATACGATTATCCTTGTATGTGTATGCAATATCATTGATTTTATAATTACTGTATTTCTGCATGTCAGGATCTTCTTGTAATAACATTAAATCTCTTATCATCATTGCCACATAATATTGCAAATCATACGGAACATCTCCGTTGTCTCCGAATGTAAATCCGGAATTGTATTTAAGGACTATCTTATCTTCTTTAGTAAAAGTACAGTTATTGCACCCTAAACAGAAATAATCCGTTAATTCTATTTTTTTAGTTGTACTGATATAGTCCTCTGCTTCCACATCTTTTTCATTTATTAAAATAGAAATAACAGAATTAATAGGCGGGTATTTAACCCAAAACCTATTAATTTTAATGTTTTTCTGTATTATTTCAGTTCTATCTTGTTTTTCTAAATCGTATCCTATGTGACTTTCAATCATATCCGAAACAACATTTATAAGAATTTTTACAAATTCTTTTTTATTTTCTTCCAGTTTCTGATTAGTAAGTCTCTCGTATTGTCCGACAGTTATTATTGCTTTCATGCAACCACCTATTTCTTTTTAACAGGAATAAATGCCTCAGGCAATAACACATTTCCACCTACCATTGTTTCAAAGTAATATCCGGTAAATCCTTTTTGTGTGATATCATCTTTAATTCTTATGTTGTAGTCAGTATGAGTTACTCCCAAATATCTTGACATATCTGCGACCAGCACAACTACATCTCCTACATTTGCACTTTTAAACGCTGGCAATGTGTCGTCATAAACAACTGGCAGAGCTGACAGAGAGTCCTGTTTCCCGTTTTTGTAAGCTTCTTCAAATATTGGATTTCCGTTGTTATCTTTCAATTTAAAGAATTCCTTTGCTGTTTTTCTATTCATTATTATTACAGCTTTTGAAACATAATCTTCTTTTAAGTCATATTTTGCATCTATTATTGTGTCATAATCCACTTTACCGGCTGCAGCAAATGTCAAAGCATTAGCTGTAACCTGTGCATTTGTTAATATTCCGTAAGGCTCTGCAGTTCCACTTCCAAATAATATTTTTTCAGATATCTTCTTAACAAAATTTTCAGCAACTCTTTCAAGCACCAATGCTACAAATCCTACAACATCTCCCGCTAACATTTTGTTAGTGAAAATTGGTAAAGCATATATTTGATGTAGTTCTAATTCTACTTGGTCAAGTAAGCTTATAGCAGTTTCGGCTCTTGTTGCTGTTTCTCCTATGAATTTAACTTCTGTTGTTCCTAACAGTTCTCTTGGTATTTTTGTAGACATTTCAGTCATAGAAAATTTTGAAACATAAGCCCATATATTTTTAGTGTCCTGAGCTCTTCTTAAAATTGTTCTGCTTAACAATGGCAATATTGCCTGTGGAACATTAGTTGTTCCTGTAGATTTTGCCATTTCTTCTCTTTTTTCTAAAAATTGAGAAAAAGATTTTATTGTGTATCCTTTATCACTATTTGTTTCTTTCATGAATTCCCATATTGATTTTTCCAGATCAGCTTCATTTAGTTCTTTTTTTGTTTCCTGAATTCCAGCATATTCTTTTGCAAATTCATTCAATTTATCCTCAATTGATTTTTCAAAGCCTTCTTTGTAGTCTTTCAATGATTTTTCAAAATCACCTTTAACACCTTCCAGCTGCTTTTTCACTTCTTCACTTAAATCTTCCTTTTTCAAAGCTTCTTCAATTGATGTAATTTGTTTTTTTACATTTTCCTCATATTCTCCAAATAATTTTAATATTTCTTCTCTATTCATATTTTCATTACCTCCTAAATTTTTAAATGTTGTTACATTACTTCCCGGAACAGCTCCTTTGATAACCATTGAACCTTCCCAAACTTCAAATTCCTTTATGAGAAACGCTCTAACTTGACCTTTTTCCGTTTCTACATATCCAGTTTCTCCTTTAAGAATTCTACCACCTACCGACATGTCATATTTCGCTCCTAATTTCATGAGCGAATATATTTTAGCGGCTTCTTTATTAAGATAATTTCCATTATCATCTTTTTCTAAGTCCAACTTAGCTTTAAACTTCAAATCTCCATTTTCAGCCCATAATTCCATTACCCCCAATTCACTGTCTTTTTTATGTTGATGCAATAAAAAGGCTGTTCTAGAATTATCCTTGGTTTTAAAATTATTGATTGATTCTTCTAAAAAGAAATCTCCATAACTATCTAAGACTTTTCCTTTTGTGAGTATCCCTTCAATAATACCTTTTTCCATGTCAGACTTTTCTATGATTGTTCCTATGTCTTTTTGAAATATTCCCTTTGGCATTATTATCTCCTATACTTTAAATTTATATGTTGTGACACAATAACAATTTATTACATCTCCAGCTTCCGCATCTGGATCATGTGCATACATCAGACCGTTTGAAAATGCTTCATCTATTTTTCTTTCTTCGCCATTCATATCTAAATGTGATTTTCTGTCCGTTGCACCACCACCTGAATGCATCCATACTTTAGTATTTACAAGTGTCTCTTTAGCTAGTTCGTGCATAGAATATCCACTCGCCTTAGCCGTTTCTGTCCTTGCAATTGTTAAAGTTCTACTCTTTGTCATTTCTTTTACATTTTCCCTGACCTCCTTGGCTATTTGTTTCGCATTTGTTCCACTTGCCTGCCTTTCAGAAATGATTTTATTTATTTTATTTTTTGTAACTTCATCTATTTTTTGTACTTTTTCTGCAGCTTTTTTAGCATTAAAATCATTTAGCCTTTTATCTTCTATATCTTTAAAATACTTTACTTTTTCCCTCACTTCATACATTTCATCCACTACATCTATTACAGCCTTAGTTGACACCCTGTGAGTAAGCAGTAAAGTTTTATTTAAATTGTTCCTAAATGTTTTGAAATCAATTATTATTTCTTCATTTATTAAATCAACACTATTTGATAAATCATTAAAGTTTGAGTCTAATTTTTTTTTTACAACTTTCGTTGTTTTTCCTCTTGCTTTTTTTAATGCTTCGGCTTGTTTCTCCATTTGTTTCTTTTCTTTTTTTGTCATTAAATATCGTCCTCACTTGGATTGTTATCAATTGGCTCTACTTCGCCATTCAATACATCCGTTAAAGTACTCGGCATTCCTTTAATCAATATTTCATCTGCTCCATTTATACTGTCTAAATTAAGCATTTTTCTTTTTTCGTTTATAGTATGAAATTCTGAAGCATTCAATGTATTTATCAGTTCAATCTTATTGTCTTTCAATACTTCTATTTTTGAAGTGTCAAAGTCAATAAGTTCATTATGCCCGAAATCTTTTTGAAACAATCTATTTATGCACGATTTTATCTGTTCAGCTGCAGGAATAATATTTTCTGTGTAGAGTGCTTTCTTTGCCTCCTGCATGTTGTTGTATTTAGCATTATCTTTTCCACCAATAAGCAAATCAGGAACATTCAAGACATTTGAAGTAATATTCCTTATTTCTGCTGTTGCTTCCATAAAATCAAAATC